AATACATGTTGTTATTAATCATAAAAATTGGACGTAGTTTTCTATATTCTCTAATGAGTACACGTTCATTTGCGTTATTTGTGTGTACACACGGTTCTAAAGGACACTCACATAAATAACACTCCTTTGTCCATTTAAGGTACATAAAAAGTATTAGTCTTTATTTTTTATGTATTACAATCAGGTAAGACAACCCAATGGAGTACCGGCTCTAGGGATAAATTTAGAAATGCAACCACCGGTTCAGGAAGAGCCCGAGCCCGAGCCCGAGTCTGAGCCCGAGTACGGACACGAACTTGAAAGATTAGATATACTATTTAATAAAATTGCACACCTTTTTATATTTTTTACAAATTGTCTATTTACTTTTATACTTCCTAATTTGATAAATATTATAAATCTTGTGTTTTCGGGTACAGTAGTATACGGCATTTTACAAAGGAATATGAAATATGTATATTTTCACACAATTTATCTAATAATAGGTTTGATCATGTTTATATATGTATCTATAGATACGTATATAATTTATTATTCCGTGTATACTATATTAAATATAATAACAATTGAACAATACAGTTAAAAGTTTTATTATACAAATATAATATGCGAGAATTTATTTTAAAAAGACTTGAATTGGGGAAAACAAAATATGGCCACGGTGTGCGTGTTGATATGGATACAGTTACATGGGGTACACCTAAAAATTCATGGTTAGAAATGGCTATAGAAGAATATATTGACGCTATAATTTATGTAGTTGCCGATTATATCCGAAAATTCGAAACGTCTGTGAGACCAGATGATAATGAGCGTATATTAGAATTATCATGTAATCCAGACTATATGTTGAGTGATTTTCACATCATGTCCATTAAAACAATTACAAATTTGATATACATGTCTACTCACCGAGAGTAAAACTATAAGTTCTTCTGAGTTTTACAAAGAACCACATTCTTTATTAACCTAAGTTATTTTTTTTTCATTAAAAACTAAAAAAGTAAAATGTCTCAATATTTTTTACCTACTGTTATACAGACGAATTTTAGTGATACTAAGAATATACTCACTAAAAAACATCAATCAAATGTTCAAAGTTACGAAGATTGTTTACGTATATCTAAAAATATAAAAAATTGTAAAAAGACACCCGAGGAAATGGCGGATATAATAAATAAGATGAGAAAACGGAAACTTGAATGTGAAAATAAAAGACCTATACAAGTTTTAAGTTCAGTACCAGAAAAACCTGTACATACAACTAAAATATGTCAGGCTTTTACATTGTCAGGAAAGAAATGTTCATTCAAAGCCGTGTGTGGGTGTTATTGTAAAAAACATAGAATAGATGATGAAGTGTTAGGAACCAAGCCAAAATTAAATATTTCGATATTATAAAACATGTTAGATCAGGAAACACTTCGACCCGTTATCGTAGCGATGTCTCTTTATCTTGTAATTTCAAAGATCGCACCAGAGGTTTTTAAAAAACCAACTAATGTCAAGTTCATTGATGATATTGTAGCAATGCTTATTATGCAACGAGGTTCACTTATGTCAGGTGCTATCTTAACTGGTATCATTACTTATCTCACCAACTACATTATCGACGAATTCTTGTAATACATTTTCTTTACATGTCAACATATGTGTTCTCGGATGTTCCATATACCTTATTTTCTTGGAATATGCATCTTCCATAAACTCTCGTAATTGTTTTTCATCGGGTTTACCCCATTTCATCCCCGCTTTAAACAAAAAATCATCTTTTGGTATTTCTTGTAAACCGCATTTTATAGTATATGGTGTTTTGATATATTCGGGTGCACCCCCATATTCCGTTATAATAACAGGTTTGTTTCGTAAAGCTGCTTCGACTGCACCCATACCAACGCCTTCGGAACTTGAAAAACTTACATAACAATCACCCATGGCATGTATACTTTCCATTTCTTCATCTGATATGAGCCCGTTTATAAACGTAACGTTAGGTATTCGCGCTTCCACGGGTTGTTTACACGTTGCTTTTACAATCAAACGCGAATCTGGTTTATTCATACGTAGGAATGTTTCCAAGATTTTATTAAAGTTTTTTCGTGTATCATGAACATTACCTATATGGTAAAACGTATACGGTCTTTTATCGGGTATATGTGCGTGTATGACGTAAAATTTAGTATCAGGAAACTGACGCTTAAATACTTTTCTACAAAATTCACTCGGTACAGCAATTTTGTCAAAGAGTTCAAAAAGTTTACCATAATCTTCGTGTACTGTTTCGGTTTCACAAACTGTCATACACGTTACGTGTTTGATTTTTCTTTTTATTTCAGGTATCTTATCTAACCAATACTGTACAGGTAAAGCAAATATAAACGCTCTTTCACATTCTGGTATTTCTTTATGGATCTCAATATACTTACTTTGTGGAAAAAGGTCCATATATTTTTTACAGTGTTGACCTATACCACTCAGGAGAGTTGGACCAATGAATAACATTTAGTATAAAGATAATATTTCTTTTATATATATTACGCGATGAACTCTATCAGGGAACAAATTGAAACTGCTCTTCAGCGACCAAAAATTAACAAAGAAACCGTTTATGGTATTCTTAAACAAATCGTGGATGTAATTGAACCACCAGCTTCGGCTCCAGCTCCACCAAAGGCTCCAGAGCCAGCTCCAGCTCCAGCTCCAGCTCCAGCAAAGGCTCCAGCTCCACCAAAGGCTCCAGCTCCACCAAAGGCTCCAGCTCCACCAAAGGCTCCAGAGCCAGCTCCAGAGCCAGCTCCACCAACTCCAAAAAGAAAAACCGTTAAACGGGTCGTTAAAAAGAAGGTTGCGGAACCGAAGGAGTAAATTTATTTTTGACAAATACAAATCCACCTATTATCATGGCTATGAATAACAGTAAATAGCGAAATGGGTACTTTTTCTTTTTTTCAATTTCCATTTTTTCGATATCCTCCTTATCGGGAAGTTTTTTAACATTTATGTTAAGTTCATCTATCTTGCCTATAAGTTTACGTAAAGCTTCTAATATTTGAAGTTCTCTGTCAGTCGGTTTTTCTTTGACATCTATTGTTGTTATTTCAAGAACCATATACCACGACGCATCTGGTTGAAGTAATGCATAGTCTTGATCACCCTGTGATTCATATATCTCAAAATGAAGTTTTTGTATAGATATAGGGTTAAAAAAATTAGTTTGTCTTTGAAATGATCTCCATTGTTTATCACGCATAATAAAATCATTACTCCCTGTAAAACTTCGTTCTAATGGTACACGCGCAAGAATTTCACCATTACGTTCGTTTAATATTTGTCCACGTTTAGGTATATCAGGACATATAATATCTACATATTTTGCAACATTTGTATTACCAGTTAGATCGTTTTCACCTATTTGTGTTATGTAAAAATCTACCGGTTTTACACCGCATACCTGTGACATTTCTTCTAAATGTAAATTTGATTCGAGTGTAAGATCTACACTAAACGTATTATTTGTTCCTTTTACATATTCAGAATCTATAATAATATATTGAACTTTTTTAGGTAAATCCTGGAGTGATACCATCTTGTATGTATAATATAAAAAAATAATGATAAAAAATAGTAATGTATACATTTTATTCAAGTGTATGTAATTTATTAGCACCGAAACCAAAAATTAAAGAAAATGAAATGTCTCGATCTGTAAGATTATGTGATTATGATTATATTACTACAAAAAATGAAGCTAACGAAACTGTAATTTTAGAAGTTCCTAAAAAACCTAAGTACAAAAGTTATTTTTAAAAATGTAAAATGAAATGGATGACTATATCGCCTTACACACGTACGACTACATTCTCTCGTTTTGTCAAGCGACAAACGAACTCCCAGAAGATATACAAAGGGTTATCTGGGACAAAGTCAATAAATACGACTATTATAATGTCAAGTGTCCCGGAGCACCCAAAAAACAAAAATACGGTATGGGAGAAAAAACTGAGCGACTCAATAAACTTATTCGGAAATGGAGAGAAATGTACGGAACTCTATGAATCTGCTTACAGTGATTTTTGTTTTACTGAATTTGAGTTAAATAATATTAATATGTATGCATATGAATTATCACGCTCTAAATACAGAGAATATCAAAATTATAAAAGAGAACTTGCATATAACAAAGCGTTCGGTATTTTATGGGAAGTATCTCCATTAACAACCGATGACTTCGTTCACGAAGATAAATTACTCGAACTACAAGTTCGTTTACATGAATCGATAGAGAGATGTAAAGATTTTGATAAAAAAGAACAAAAGTTTAAAGAAAATATACTAGATAAAATGTAATGATATGTATACAGTCTACTATAATAAACCCAACTAAAAAAACAAAAAGAAGTGTTTGTCACGTAAAAAGACGTAAAAGTATTTCGGAATACGAATCTATAAAAAATCGTTTAAAACATAATACTTTGCAGTTTGGTAGTGTATATATAGGATATAATTTCATTGGGCATGAACCAATAGATGGTTTATCAGCGTGTCTTGGTGTATTATCTTCTTATGGGTATATAACTTTACTTTCAAATCACGTTGATACTATCGAGAAAGGTAACACTTTTCCTAAGCAATTTTTACCACCTATTTGTATAGCTGCTTTTGAATCTATATGGAATTCAAATCCCGATGTACCATTTCATTTCAATTGCAGTGTATCTCTTTTTGGTTTTTTTGTGTATAAAATTGCTCTTTTAACACTGTCATATAACATTGTTAAAGAAGACCTAAGTGACGAAGAAATGATAGATAATATAAAATGAAAAATGTCTCTTCTTTATGAACTTACAAAGCAAACTGTTGAACTTGAAAGACTCGAAAAACTCGACGGGGTTTTATCGAGCTTTAGAACGGATAAATTTGCACACGGTACACCTTCACAAGTGTATGGTATAAGACCAAAAGATAATTTTCCCAGAGAATGTAATCCTAAACGCCTTAATCATATCGCGTATATCGGTGTATCTGCTTTTAATGATAAACTTCACATGATTGACTTTATGTACGAAGAGAAATATGAAAATGGGACTCGAATGGGTATTATCGAACCAGCACTACGAATGTTGGCAAAAGATGAGTTGAACACAATGATTGCTCCGAGACAGGTCCCCGGGGAATGGGTTGATTTTTGGATGAATTATTTTAAACATGAATTTAACTGTCAGAGAACTTTAATGAAATTTGTTGAAAAATACAATCTTTATGGGAGTATTGATTGGACGGAACTTTACAACACGTTCAGTGAAGATATGGACTTAAACAATAGCATCTAATATGTAATATACAAACATGCTCACGTACGAACTTCTTAAAAACTGCACCTCTATTGTCGAACTTTCTGATGTTAATGAATTATGATCGGATCTAGTGGGTAAAAATTGTAAAGTGTATGGTTTACGTGCCGATTTTGGATACCCTGCGCATCTTATTCCTAAAAATACATACAAATACATTGCATACATTGGTATTTCAAATAGAAAATTAAACACGTCTTATGGTCAAGTTCAATTTATTGACTTTTTTTACGAACCAAAGTCGCCGATACATAACAAAACTATTGGTATTTTAAACTATTTTTTCGATCTGTACATTGAAAGTGAAAAGGATATCCTTAACCAATGCGATTATAAAAACGGGGAGGAATTTACGGTTGAACTCTTTCCGAGTAAAATTACAAAAAAGAATTTCAAGTTTTGGAAAACGTATCTCGATGATGAATACGATGTAAACGATAAAATTTCATATAACGATTTTATGGACGATTATGAGATTGCGAGTCGTGTCGATTGGGATACATTATACGATGAATTACCGGGTAATATTGATGATTTGGATAACGAAAGTGAATATCATTCAGAATCCGAATCCGAACTCGAAGAAGATGAAATATAAACCTAAGTACGAGATGATACGAATACGTTCAGAAAAAAAAATGCGTCCAAATTGTCTTTACGAAAACTGTCTTTGTCGCCAGGGAAAAACTGGATTTTGTGTAAAACACCGTGATATTGGAGAGGCTGTCGAAGCCCTTTTACTTTTAAGAAAAATAACAAACCTAAGTTGTAATAAATCAAAATAAAAACTAATACATTAAAAATGGAAGCTCTTACCTCGTTAATGCAAACCCTCGACCTCAATTCTAAGATAATTTC